GGCGTTACTATGACTTCTGGATTCACGGACTACAAAAGGCTTGGTGTGGCCGCTAAGATGATTAGGGTAGCTGAACAAGGAAGCAGGCACAATTCGGTAATCAAGTCAGCATACCTTATTGGAGGACTTATTTCTGGGGGTATTGTAGAGGAGTATATTGGAACAATGGTTCTGGAGTATGAAGTAATGCAGAAGTTTGCCCATGATGAGCAGGAGACAGAACTAAAAGCCGTAAGGGATGGCATCAAAGCTGGAAGATATATGCCAATCAGCGACATTGATAGGTATGAGCAGGAAGTTTGGCATGAGGTAGGTGCTATTGAGGATGAACTCTCTTTCCTTTCAAACAACAGAGCTGATGAGGAGTTCATTAGGAAGTACAGAGCAGGCCTAATTCCGATGGGTAAACCATTTGGGTATGAAGACATGGACAAGCATTTACTTCTCAATGAAGGGCAGTTCTATGCGATTCTAAGCCATACTTCTACGGGTAAAACACAAGTTACTTTGTGGCTTATATTCCTTTCAGCGCTGAAATACGATTGGTGCTGGGTAGTTTATACGGGAGAGAACAAGGTGGCATCCGTTAAGATGAGGTTTGTAGAGTTTTATGTAGGATGCAAGATTAAAGACTGCCCAGAAGACTTCTTTCAGCAGGCAATGAAGTGGGTTAATGACAGAATTTTCTTCATTAACAATGACAAGATGCATGATTATGAGGAGATTCTGGAGTATGCGGAATCGGTTTCTAAATTCCATGCCGTAAAAGGCCTACTGATAGACCCAGTAAACTCACTTAAAATGAGTGGAAAGGCCTCTAAGTATGAGCATGAGATGGAAATGTACACCAATATGCTTCTGTTTACCAAGAGGACAAACATAACTGTACTACTTTCTGTACATACAAGGAGTGAAAGCCAGAGGCAAAGGAATAAAGACGGTAATCAGCCAATGCCTTACCCTGCTGATGCTGATGGTGGTGCAGTTCTGGTAAATAAGACTGACATATTCATTGTAATGAATAGGAATACGCAAGACCCAGAAAGCTGGATGATTAACGAGCTGAAGATTGTCAAGCATAGGACAGCAGAGTTTACGGGAGGTGGAGTTACCAAGAACGGAGAGTCTATACGTATAAAAATGCACAACGGAGTAGAGTTTACGGATGAATACGGACACCTTCCTTTTGAAAGGGACTACCTAAGAATGGATAAGAAGCTTATTGACAAGGAGAGAGAAGAGGATTTAGACTTAGAAGATTCATCATTTTAAACAATAATTATGACTGAAAGCCAAAGAGAAAACCTATTCATGGTTTATGTTAGTGCGGTAAATGGATTTATGTATGCTGATGATTTGGTTATTGACAAGAGAATTGACAAGTATGTTAGGCAGAATATAGCAGCCATAGCTAACAAGTTTCATTGGATTGTAAAAGCTATGCAGTTAAAGACAGACCCGTCTGTGCTAAAGACTATTGACACACTTAGGTATGACGAGGTTCTTAGGCTGATGATGAGTTTAGAAAGGGAGGAGCAGGATGAACTTGAATTAATCATTAAAAAGTTTGTAGATGGTTTGGCTAAAGTGTAAAAACTGCAAGAAGCTATTTACCCAGACTATTTACAAGGGTAAAAAATCTATTCCTTTATGCCCACATTGCGGAACAAAAAACTAATTTTATGTACACAGAGGACAGTATTGGAGACGGAAAGAGAGACTACCTGCATGATTTCTTAGAGAGAACTACCTATGATGATGAAAGAAAGCGAACTTTACACTTTATAATAGATGAATTAAGGCATACCCATCAGTATGAATACGTTATTAAAAAGCTGGAAATGAACGAAATACAAGACAAGGACAGGATTTCTCTTGGACTAAACTATTCCCAATCAGACATTAAAAAAAGATTAAAATGAGTGACATAACTAAATGTACGTTGTTTTTAGTATATTTGTAGAAATAATAATCAACAATGAAACGAATTTTACTCAACAACGAAGATGTTGCAAATAGCTATAATATAAGATATATTAAAGAAGAAGAGCCTATTATAGAAGGTGTTGGTAAAAACAAAAGAAGATTTTGTACATTTAAATGCCATTGTGGAAATCTTTTTAAATCTAGACTAAGTGATGTTATTGCAGAAAAAAGAACAAGTTGCGGATGTAGAAAGGGTAATAAGCCAAACACATATACAATCGGGACTATAATAAATGGAGTCAAGTTTATTAAAACTGTAGGAACATTTAAATATTCTCAAAGGGCTATTTTCATATGTCCACTATGTGGCAGACCATGGGAAAGCTTTGTTAATAATATAAAGGAAGGAAATACAAAATCTTGTTGCGGTAAAAAAACGGGATGGAGTAAGTCTAGGTGGGAGAAAATTTCGGACACTGCAATATTGTATAAGGTTCGCCTATACAACGACTCAGAATCTTTTATAAAAATAGGTATGACTACTAAAAATATAGAAAAAAGAATGAAGCCAATACCATACTCTTTTCATGTAATAAAAACAATACACGGAAATTCCGGATATATACATGACCTAGAATATAGGATTAAAAGGATTAGGAGGGGTAGTGAGTATAAGCCTATTATAGGATTTAAAGGAGATACAGAGTGTTATATTAAATAAAATTATCACATGGGAATTACAAAATGTACAGGGCTGTTTTGCCCAGTAAAAGAAAGCTGCTATAGGTTTACGGCAAAGGCAAATGAATTATGGCAGGCTTATTTTTCAGTTCCTCCATTTGAAAATAGTACCTGCAAGATGTACTGGGGAGAACATTCTGAAGACATATTTAATCAGCTAAAAGACATAGTAAATGGTAATAGTGACGCACAGCATAGCAGAGTACATAAAGAAGAATCAGCAGAGGAAACACGCAAGGTGGAAGATTGCTGATGGTGTGTGGAGTTTTGAGATGGTAAGTGGGGTGTGGGCAGGACAAGAATTATTTGACGAGGTATACCCAGTATATGAGTACCAGAAGTTCAATGACAAGGGAACTAACCCAGATGGCACTAAAATAAAGTAAAATATGAGCAACAAACTACTTAGCCTTTCACACATGATTAACAAACTACTTTGTCGTTTATTTGGACACAAATGGAGAATCTCTTGGATTCATGGCGCATCAGCAATAGGAAAGTGCAGGAGGTGCGGAGAACATAAGCACGCACTTATAAATGAGTTCCTATGAGAGTGCTGCAGATTGTGTACTTCTTTGTCGTTGGCATACCAGCCTTTATTTTCGCATATTTGGTAATAAACTTGGCAGGTTTTGTGCGCAGGATACTCGACATTTAAAAACAATTTCTGTATAGTTTTTTGGTTTATTACAAATTTTGCTACCTTTGAATTGGAGCGGCTCATTCTCCATTAAGAATTTTTTTGCCCGAAGACGAGCAGGTAATGAGCCTACCTGCAAATCCGAGGGCATTTTTATTTTATGAAAGAAAGTTTAATAAAAAGAACCAAGAGGGTTAAAAAAATGACAAACGTTATCACCAGATGATAGTACAACTCTCACCACGTGATAGTACAACTCTCACCAGATGAGACTACTTTTTTACTTAAATTGTTGACAATCAATTCATTAGAACTTTTTCTCTATTTATTTATATATTAACGCGTAATATTATAAATAGCTGATTATAATATATTTTGCATTACTATTATAAATGATTACATTTGCATTAACTAATCAAACATGAGTAAGAGAATATACTTTAACACGCAGAAAACAATAACCGTTACAAAGAAGGGTTATTTTGAAATTGATGAAGACTTTACGCAAGTTTACAAGTCATTTGTAAAGATTGCGCTGAATATTGATGGTGGCACAAGCTGGAAATTGCTTTTTTACTTGCTTGCTGAGGCGAATACAATGAATGGCGTTATCGTAAGTTCTAAAGGGCATTTAAAGTTTGTTTCTTACTTAAAAAATAACAACTCTAATCCAATAAGCATTGCAACATACTACAGATGTATAGAAGAATTGTGTAATGCAGGAGCGCTAACTAAGTATGGTAAAGGACATTATTACTTAAACCCTTACATATTCTGGCAGTCGGACAAGAAGAGTAGAATAGAGTTTTTGCAAGACGAATCAGCTGAATTAGGAGGAATTTCTTCAAACCCTTTTAAAGAAATATGTGACAAAGGAGCAGTACAAAGTTCTTCTCTATGATTTAAGATGGAAAGAACTTTCTTTATCAATAAAGAAAAGAGACAAATTCAAATGCAAAATATGCGAATCAACAAGGTTATTACAAGTTCATCACAAGGTTTACATAAGCGGATTAATGCCTTGGGAGTACAGCGGAAGTCAACTTGTTACACTATGCGAAAGATGCCATAAAAACGAGCACAAAGGAAAGACTTCTAAGGATTTTTTAATAACAAACAAGACAAAAAAAGAAACAAAAAAAAGATGCGTTCCCGTTGACTACAAGCCATTCCAAGTTAAGCTAGAAAATAGTGAAGAGTATTATAAAAAGAAAAATGAAGCAAAAAGTAAAGAGAAGTTTAAGAGAATGAATAGTAAGAAACGGAAGAAAAAATAAGCTTATTATTTGTAACTTGCATTAACACACAAACAACATGAGAACATTTGATGATGATTCGTTAGAGAAAAGATTCACCGCTGCTAAAGAAATGCACGGAGCAGTACAGAAGGTAATAGCAAACAAGGTAGACTTTACCAATCCAATGTCAGTACTTCAGCAATTAGGAGAAATCAACAACATAGCAGCTACAGCTGCTGAATGTGAAGCAATGCTTGAGTTTCTTAATGACAAGCTTGCAATGAAGAAGTTAGCAGTACTAGACATGGAAACAAGAGGTGCAGCGGAGAAGAGAATAATCCTTAACAATGAAATAGGTAGTACAAACTTCTATTTAACGCTGATTAGATTGCTTATAAAGGAGGGTCACTATACGAGCGACAGACTGAGAACTGCATTAAGCTACCTTAAAACAGAAATGACTCATTTATAATATGTAAAGTATGGTTTGCGCAAAGTGTAAAGTAAATAAAGAAGAAAAGTATTTTACAAGAAACAAGCTGAAGTTGAACGGGCTGATGTCTTATTGCAAGGAGTGCGTTAACTGGTATAAGAAGAAAAAAAGAGAACAGAACAAAGAATACAAGAGTTTATACGAATTTTAATAATCAAAAAACAAAACAATGGAAAAGCAAAAGAAGATTTACTGCGGCAGCGGTAAGAAAAAGTCAGACACTTGGTTGCAGGTAACGGTAAACCCAGAAAAGTTTGCTGAGTATGTACAAGAGTTTAATGGTAACAAGTTTATTAAGCTGAACATTAACCTTAAGTCAGAGCCAGACAAGTATGGTAAGGATGTGGAAATTACAATTGACACATGGAAGCCAGACGGAGCAAAGGTTGCCCCACAGGCAGCATATTCAGCGCCCAAGCCATCTTTTGATGATGTAGACCAGCTTCCATTCTGATGAAATACTCTAGTAGCTTTACATACGACTTAAAGGTTGGAGAACAGGCAGAAGACTGGGCAAAGGAGCTGCTTGGTGTTGACGGAAAAGTTGAAGTAAAAACTGATTCCATGGCACATTCTACTGGTAATGCATTCATTGAAGTGTATTCTAGAGGAAAGTTGTCTGGAATCAGCACTACTACCGCTGACTATTGGCTTTACAGAATAGAGGCAAATGGTACTGCTATTTTAATTAAAACAGAAAGACTTAAGTCTCTTGTAAGGAAATACCATGCTATTAATGGATTTAAGGAAGGAGGAGATGAGAATACTTCAAAAGGAGTACTTGTACCTATAATAGAATTTATATATGGCGATTGAAATAATTTATGGTTTGGAGTGCCACTTTGGACAATGCCCACCTGCTTCAACAATAGACGGGTATGGCAAGAAGAAGCAGCGCTTTGAACGCGTTGAAATACCAGAATCATTTGATGACTTGGAGTATGACGAAGACGGCAATCCTATATACGAAGAAACCCATATAGAGTTCATTAAAAGAGAATGGGACAGAGTTACTAACGGGTATTGGTTCTTTAACAAAGGAACTCCTACCTACATAACGGGGGACTATTATTTCTACCTTAACTTCTGGGCTCTTGAGAGTGGTAGTAATCCAGAGTATAGGGAGGCTGACAGAAAGTTCTTTCTGTTTTATAATGAATGTTTGCTTGACCCGAATATTCTAGGGATTATACGGGTAAAGAAAAGAAGGGAAGGTGCTACCTCACAAGCCTCATGTATTATAACAAAGGCTGCAACTGCTGCTGAAAACGTAAGGTGTGGCATCATCAGCAAAACTGGTAAAGACTCTGAAGATTTATTTCAGAACATGGTAGTGTACGGTTTTAGAGCAATGCCATCATTTCTTCAGCCAAGAACAGACGGTTCTGAAGACCCGAAAAAGAAACTAACCTTTGTTAAACCAAGTAAGAAGAAGTCTGTAAAGAAGGGTTTATTCAACAGAAGGGAAGGACTTAATTCATTTATTGAATGGAGGAATACAGCGCTGAACTCTTTTGATTCCGGAAGATGGAGTAGGCTAATCATTGACGAAAGTTCAAAATGGCCAACAGAAATACCTATTCAAGACTATTGGAACATTGCAAAGAAAACACTGACAGAAGGTGCTAAGAAGGTAGGATTCTCGCTGATGATTTCAACAGTTAATCCACCTAACTCTGGAGGGCAGGAATTTAAAAAGCTATGGGATGATTCAGACCAGTTTAGGTACGGAAGAAATACGCCAAGCAGACTTGTTAGGTATTTTCTACCAGCAAACGAGGGTTACGCAGGATTTATAGACGACTGGGGATTCTCTAAGGCTGAAGAAGCTAAAGAGCATATACTTGAAGAACGTAAACGTTCAAAGCAAGACCAAGACATTAGAGACTACCCGTTAAGTGAAATAGAAGCCTTCAAATTTAATGACATTGATTGTCATTTTAATCTTGACAACATAGAAAAACAAGAGTACTACATAAAAGAGAATAGTATACCACTAAGAAAAGGCAGGCTTTATATTGACGGAGAGAATAAGGTACAATTTTCAGATGATTCAGCTGGTAGTTGGGTTATATACAAGCTACCTAAAAATCCTAATAATTTCATCATAAAGAATGGAGTAATGTACCCCGGAGCTTCCGCTACCTACGGAGCAGGATGCGACCCATTTAGGCATAACATTGTTTCTGGGGATGGCTCAATGGCATCAGCGTGGTGGGGAGAGAAGCTTGACATAACCAACGAGGATGACACAGGACTTCCGGTTGCTTGGTATTATGGTAGGCCTAAGATGAAAGACTTGCTTTGGAAAGAGATGCTGATGGGTGCAATGTACTTTGGTTGTCCTGTAACTATAGAAAAGGATGCAGGAGATGACTACTACCCATACTTCCAAAAAGGAAACGTCATGGAGGTTAACTGCTTACCTATGCTTGGAAAGAAACCAGACGCAGTAATTAACCCAGACAGAAAAGCAAAGACTAACTTCTTGGATAGAGGAGTTGCATCAGCTGATGCTTTTGCGTTAAGTCGCCAGCTTGAGTACTGTATAAATTACGTTGAGCACCATTGCCATAAAATATACTACCCAGAACTTCTGGAGGAATTAAAGAGGTATAGGCATGACAATAGGACTAAGTTTGACACAGTAGTAAGCTTTATGATTATGCTACTGACTATGACTGGGCAGAACAAGGCTAATGCTGTAGCTAAAAGGAAGCAACCAATGATTGAATCCTATTCAGCTGACATCTTTAAGTGGGTTTGATGGAATCTTGCCAATACGTACAAGTATTGCAACCTTTCTCCATTCCTCAGCAAGCTTATAATACTTTTCAGTCATCTTATTAGCTTCCTCTTCTTGCTTGTCTTTAGTTAGTTCGTAGAATTTCTCTGGCAGATTCATAGTTCTCTGTTTGGGAACAGCAAACTTACTGAAAAATATAAGACAATGTGGAAACTCTACCATGGATGGGGTGGTGAATGAATGCATCTACTCCTTTAGGTGCATGCTGAAATCCAGCGCGATGATGCCAGCTATCAGCGCCAGAAGGACTACGCATTGACTCCACGTTTACTGACATATAATCCTTAGACTTCTTATGGTGAATGTGATGGGTGTAAAAGTAGCGATGCCTTGCATCTGTCCAGTCCTTGCTTTCGTGCGCCATCAGCAACGCCAAGTCTGATTCCTTTGCCCCGTCGCCATGCGTTGTCCCTATTAGGTTATTATAGTATTTAAAGTACTTCCTATGTGCTGGGCCTATGTCAAATGTAACGTCTTTGTTATTTACAAACCAAGACTCAATAACCTGCGCCAAATAGAATCCAGAAGTCATGTCGTGATTTGACGGGTTGTATATTACATGGGTTGGAGCTACTTGAACCAGAAGTTCTATGCACTCAACGAGAAGCTTTTGCGCCATCTTAAACGCATCGTACCACATCATTGAAACATCTTGGCTAGTTCCTGCTGTTGTAGTATTCTTATTGCTGTCTACGTGCAATATGTCGTTGCCTATTACAATCAGCACCTTGTTTATAGAGTACCCACTAGAACGCGAAATAAGGCCTATTACAGCCTCTTTTACTCTGGAGAAAGCTATGTCATGGTTATACTCTTCTCCCGTCTCTACATCCTTCGCAAGCTTGTTTATATGTATGTCGGCAGGGTCTATTACAAGCAGATGGTAGTCACTGCTAGTTTTGTAGTCTATTTTGGGGTACTTCGGGGCATACTTAACCATCTCCCTTAGTATACCAGCCAGCACATCATCCAGATTTACGTTATTTTTAACGTTTAAAGAGAATTTTTCACTCTTATACCAATAGTAATTTACGCTGTCAATAGGTATTCCGTTAACCCTACACTCTTCTAATAGTGCTTCGTGCTCTTTTTTCTTTTCCCTATATTCAGTAAGAATGGCTGCCTCATCGCTGCTAAGTCTTGGCCTAAATTTATTAATCATCGGAATAGATTGAAGATGCTAAAATATATAGGTCAGTTACTTTTTTTACAAACACCTTGCTTGGCCTTGTATTCTCTAAGTCCCAGTCATCAATCATTGACAGCCAGAAAGCTAAAACAACATCATCAACATCTTCACATATAAAAAACCCCTCCTTAGACATTCCTCCAATAAATATACCATGCTCTATTACATAGTCCTCAATTTCAGCTACCATCTCAACAGTCTTACTACTTTTGTAGTAGTTAGTATGGAGTATAGTATATATGCTGCGCTTTACGCAGGTGCTATATAGTGAGTCGCGTATGGTTTTTTCTATTGTCAAGTAAGGGATTCGTTGAATAACTTGAATTTAGACAATCTATCCAAAATCCCATGGGTACCGCCGTTTACTCGCTTAGTTACAGCTGTAACAACCTCGTCCGTTGCACCTTTGTCACAAATTGTCCAAAGATTATTCTTGTCAAAGAACCAAGAAGCGCTGACAAGTGGGTACTTGTCTGAAACCAAATCTGGGTTAGCTACGCAATCCTCTCCAATGAAGTTAGAAAAAGCTTTGTAGTTGTCCTTTCCAGTCAGCTGAATATAACCTCTTCCTCTAAACTTAAATCCATCTCCAGAAGCCTCATCTCCATTCCCCATCCTTGAAGCATATACCTTGTTGGCAATCTTTTCTGGGTTACGAGCATACTTGTCAGCTGTAGCCTTGTCCTTAAAATACTTAGGGAATACTTTCAGTAAGCTATCAGCTGAATAGTTAAGGTTTTCCTTTAGGAATTTAAAGTTTCCAGACTCATGTGCAGCTTGTGCAAGAAAGTGTGCAAGCCTCAAAGGGTTTGTCATATTAAACCTTTCTATAATAGATGCAATCTCAATCATTACAGGTGCTGGTACTTTAGTAGAAAGCTTAGTTGCGCTAATCATAAGTTAATTAGATTTAGAATTAATAATAGCACGTATGGTGCAAATATGAAAAATTGGTACGTTGATTTGTCTTTTGCCCAACCCTTTTCCCTTGCGTCTATTAAGGCTTTGTTATAGTTGAATTTATACTGAAGAGAGTCAAACTTGCTTTCTGATTGAATATATTTCTGCTTTATAAGGCTGATAGAGTCTGTTGAAATATGCTTTTCTACTACAAACTTTGAAACAACAGAGTCATATTTTACGCCAAGAAATCTTACACTATCTCTAAGAGCAGTGAAGTTTTCGTTCATCTTCTTACCTTGACTAAGTGTCATTACGACAAATGTGTCACTTCCCAGCTTCCTCAGATGCTGCGAGTACGCTAAACTTGTCACCAATGTTAGAAGTATACTCAGAAATAGTACCCTTGAGTTCATTTATTTGTAGTTCTTTTTGTTTTATAACTCCCTTCAGTTCAGAAACCTCTTCCTTTAGGCTGATTATTGTTTTTGCAGTCTTCTCAATCTTTGTAGATATTGCGTTGTCTGATGCTGTCAAGAAAGACTTCAAGCTGTCAGCACGCAGAGAAGATTCGTCAATAACATTTTCTTTTACAACCTCTGGCTCCTTTACTAGAAGGTATCCTAAAGCTATTGTTGTAAACGCTATGTACAGGTTCTTAATCATTCTGGGATTTGCTTAAGCTTCTTCAGTATTTGAATCTGAGACAAGGCAGCAGCAGAGGTGCTGTCAGACTTCCTAATCTTCTCATTCTGCGTGGCTACAATGTTCCACATCTTCTCCCTCTCAGACTCTCCCCTGTAGTACAGGAAAGACATTCCGCATATACACAGGAACGCAACAGCAGCCACAGGACTCTTCTTGAACTGTTCAAAGCTGACTATGCTGGTTATTGGGTTCAAAGGAACCTTTGGACTAGCCTTCTTTTTCGCTACTGCCATCTTCTTTCTTTTTAAATATTGTTTGTGCTGCTGAAATTCCAAGAGAACCAATTGCTACTGCCGTTACACACTCAACAAGAATGGTAGAAGGCGCAATATGTTCTTCGCTGAAGCTATTCCAAAGTAGGGTTACACACAGAAAAACTGTTGCCATAATACCAGCAAATCTCTTGCTGCTAATCTTTCCATCTTCAGCCAATAAGCTCCAAATAAAGTTCTTTATCATTTCTTTTTGTTTTTGTTTGCAAAATTTCTGGCTGCATCTACACTACCAAATCCCCAAGCTTTCAATGCTAAGGCTTTTCTGGTAGGCTCGCCATTAGGTTTTTCCATAGGGCCTTTCATGCCGGCAAACCTAGCAGCGAAAGAAACCCTTCTTGGGTTAGTTCCTTCTTTTACGGGCGCTTTTAGGTTAGCGCCTTCAGTCCTCTTGAAGTATGCCCTGCCAGCAGCAGTTAGTCCTCCTTCTGGATTTTTGTGTTCTTTTCTCATTGTGTAATCTCCTCTACGTTTAAATAGCAATCGTTTAATATATTTGCCATCTCGGTAGCAACTAAATCTAGCGCATCATGAGAATCAACATCTTTTGATTCAATAATATGCCTAATCTTCCTAAGCATATTATATTGAATCTCAAATAACGCTGAAGCCATCTTGTCGGCATTGACAGCTCTGGTATAAGATGCCAAATCCTCTGAATTTAAGAGGTTATATTCAAGTATTGCCTTACTCATAACTTTTTTAATATATTGAACTTATAATTAATCTTGTTATTAAACACCCCAGCACCTACACCAAACAGGGTATTCTTCTTAGTCTTTAGGAATAAATGCGCACTAACCTCGCTGATGTTGTAGTTGTAAATACCTGCGCCAACTCCTGCAAACACCTGAACCTTAGGCCTTTCTTTTACTATTTGGGTATTAGTTATAACCGGAACTAGCAAATCAGCGCAGTAAGAACGCCCCAAAACCTTGTTAAATTGCACTGTGTCTCTTATTATAAACTTTCCGTATTCAATAGCAAAAGTGTCTGTAAATACGTTTTTAGCGTAAAAGTTTAAAAGAATTGCTGACGTGTCCACATCAGCAGGAACTTCTACCAGTATTGTAGTGTCGTGGTAAATGTCTTCGCCTTTAATATACTTCTTTTCAGTCTTGGTAATGTACTCTGTGTCGGACTTAGATGCTATTACTTCGTATTTCTTGCCGTCAACCTTAACTATTTTTTGAATAGCTGGCTGCGGAAAGCAACCTCTAAAATAAAACGCAGCAAGTGCGCCTAAAAGAAAGGCGAAAATGCTGCGTGAGTTTTGTATGATTAATTTCACTTCTTCAGATTGAGGTAAGCTTTTAAAAAGAAATCTAAGGCTATTCCAAGGCTGACAATAGCTGCCACCCCGTAGAGTATTTTGTTTTTAAACTCTTTTAATTCCTGCAACTCCTTTTCAAACTTTTCCAATCTGTTGACTAAGCCGTCAGACTTAAGGATTTTGTTTCCAACTAAAGCGTCAATAACTGTAGAAAGTTTAGCATCTATTAAGTCAATTTTGACTTCTAATTCATCTAGCCTTTCTTCCATCTTACCTAACTTTAGTTGCAAATCCATTAATCAAATTTTAACAAGCTGAAAAGAGTGTTATATACTTCTTCTGTTTCAATGCTACCCAAGTCGTCAATAGAAAGCTGCTTATACTCAATCTCCCTTTCCTCATTTAGCAGCGCTTCAAATTCCGACTGGAATGAAACAAAATTAGGGTTAAGAATGTCTTTTTCGTCTTCTTTCACAGAAACAGGAACAGAAATCTGTCCATCTTTCTCCTCTCCGTACTTCTTAATCAAGTCATTTCTAAGTTCGTTACAAGCGTCTGTTTGCTCTTTTACCTTTTTGGACAAGTCAGACAGCCAGTACTTTGTTTTAAGCTGAAGCTTTTCGGACAGAAGTCCTTTGGTAAGCTTTTCTCCTGTTTGTGGGTTTTGTGTTCCATTCAATTCAGCTTCCAAATTGTAAAACTGAACGATTTTAAGTGTTGCTTTTTCCATTGTTTGTGTATTTGTGTACAAATATAAGTATTTTAATAAATATAGCGTATTAGACTATATTTAAGACTCCCCCATTGTTCCATATGTCGCCTGCCATAAGTCCTGTGGCTGATGTTGGAAGGCTTGTAAGGTTTACCTTGCCCACCACCTGTAGCTTTTGCCCACTGTCTGTATTCTTACCAATCAGCACGTTTGAAGATGTTGAGATTCTCATAACCTCACTAGAGCTAGAGGTTTGCCACATTCCAAATACTAATGCAGAGCTTGTTCCGGGTGTCATGCATACGTCTCCAGCATTTGCGCCTTGAATAAAGTTATTTGTAGCTGTGGCTAATCCTATTACAAATCTTTGTGTTGCACCACTTGCTGCATTGTCAAGCCTAATTGAAGGAGATGTTGCTCCCCATACGTTTAGTTGACTGTCTGCACTTGCTGATGTTATTTGTACACGATATCCTTGGTCAGCAGTAGTTCCCACAAGGAGGTTGCCGCCGGAGGTTAACGTCATTTTAGTTACTGTTGCTTGTTGAAATAAATATGAACTTGCAACAGCTTGGTCAAAAATAATATCAGAAGAAATTGTATTATTATTTCTAATAGTTAAAACTTTTCCAACACCTACTGCTGTAATAAATGCTCCTACTGCATCGCCCCCTTCAAGTTGTAAATATTGTAAAGAATTATTGATTCTTGCAGTTCGTATTTGTCCATTTATTTCTAATGGTACATTAGGACTTGTAGTTCCTATTCCAACACTACCGCTACTTGTTGCTAAGTATGTTGCCCCACTCACCCTCGCAGTTCCGTTGACATCAAGAGCAAAGGTGCTGACTGTTGTTGTTCCAATAAGTAATTTCCCAGCAAGGTAGTTGTCAGCAGTCCCATTCATGTATAGATTCCAACGATTAGTGCCGCTTGGAATGTTTCCGTAGAATCCGTAGTTATTGGTTGCTCCTATAATTGTATTATTTGCAAAAAATCCATATTGGTTTGTAATAGAAGAACCTAATCCTATTGTCCCTTGTTCAGCGTAGAAATGAAAAGCATTTCCAAGTGTAAATGAAGCAGCCTGAGTGTTAATTGAAGTAGCAACATATCTAACTTGATTCGTAACATCACTCAAAACAGTACCAAACGCACCAATATTAAAGGCAACTGTATTCCCAGTTATATTTTTTTCAATACGAAGATTTATGTTTGTCAAACCCGTACTGCCAATCCCCAATGAACCTGCAAGATAATTATTCGCAGTCCCTGCCCCATACAATCCCCAACCGCTATTGTTACTCCATTCAATTGACCGCCAATCAGCAGCAGCGGTTAAGGTAGGATTGACATATAGACCACGAGTGATGCCGTTTGCACCGCCCGTTTGGTTAATAACACCTTCTAAGTTTAGCATCCTAAAAGTACCCGTTCCGCTTGTAGGCAAAAAAGAACCTGATGCCAATATCCTATCGTATGCTCCTGATGTGTTTGTTACATTTGTAAACTGCCCCAATATTGTTCCTGTTCCACCTGTCGCAGAACCAATGCCACCAACAACTTCTAAAAGACTGCCACTTGATGATGTTTGAACCCTTGCTGTAAGTATTCTATTTGGTACAAAAACTTGTCCTGAGTTATCAACCTTTAATAA